CCCGATGTAACTTTAACCAGCTTATTAAGCGCCAGTAAAAACTATTCTAGATTTTATGCATAAAAAACCTCAATAGCAACCGAAAAAATACGCCGACAAAGTATATGACCTAAGGTCAGATCTTCGTAAGCGACGTTCTAATATTAAAACCAGAACGGAATAAAACAGTAGCGAGTCCAGCTTATAATGCTGTAACTGTAAGTTTAACATATCTAACTACGACGCCCTGTGCGCTTTCATAAGATTCTAAAGTTTAACTAGTAACATCACTTGTACTTTCTATTGGATTTAATGAACTATTATTAAAACCATTAGCTTCTAAGTAATATGTACCTGATTTAAGTATTTTCATAGTAAGACCATTAACAATATTAACCGATGATTATAAATAATTATAATTCAACGAACTAAGTGGGTTACTTGATGGAACAGTATTACCTAAAGTATATCCTGTATCTTAAGTAGGTACTGGATCGATTAAGGTAATGTCATACTCGATAAAAAGATTTCCGAGTGGAACATTTTAACTGGCTGTATCAGCAAATATATACATTACAGCTGCATCATGCAGTAATGTCTCAGTTATAACGGAATCTGCAGATCTAACGAAGAATTCTTTATTGGACATCTTTATATGATTATCCGGAATTAATGTACCTTACGTATAAACTTATATCTATTTACAATTCTTTTAAGAAGTGAAACATTATTATAAGTTTTATGGAGTAGGTTAGTTTACGTCAGAATATATTACGAAAACTATAGATCCTGCGGTGGTTGATGGACATTTAGCTTCATAAATGAACTTTAATGAATTTATTTTATATTTATCAAATTTTAAAGCTAAATTATAAAACCATGGGAATGTAATTACATTTCCTGGTTAAATTTTAAAATTATGAAGTAAACTAAACGTATTAGCTGTTTAATTACTTAATGTAGTAATAAACTCTCTGTTAGTCATTCTTAATGTTTAAGGAAGTTTAGGATAAATAGGGCCTCTCTCCATTCTTACTGGAACTGATTTGACCATTTTCTATTTTTATTGTTACGTCCTTTTCTTTTGTTATTTATTTAAAACAGTTTTCTTCTGTTATCTTTAATTATTGTTAGCAACTGTAGCTATCTTTGATCCGTTAACAATGAACGGTACCTTTGAACAGTCAGCAAAGGTTAATCTATTATGCAGCCCGATTGACAGGGTTGGAAGTATATTTCTGTCAATAACAGAACAACAGTCGGTCCTGGGCAGGGCGTGTTGAAAGAATATATTACGCATTATTTTTAATGTTTGTTTCTTCATTACATTAAAAACACTGAAATTGCGCTCTAATAACGTTAATAGAGGATCTCCTTTTTCACGTTACGGTTTACTGAAACCTCCTACATACATATTTTTACCACCATTGATAAAGGAAGTATATGAAACCCCAAATAATAAAGCCCAATGAAAACTCATCTCATAGTTATCAATTTACCTTTTATTTTTGTGCATCCTTTCTGAATAATTGACCGTCTTAGCATAATCAAATTCTCTGTATTCGTTATCTAACACCATATCACAAAAAGGTTTTAACAAACCACACCATGATAGCAACTAGTATATTCTAGAGTTCTTGTGCTCTAGTAGACTCACATTAGTCTTAGTTACTAAACCTGAATATAATGCTCTTTCAGGTTGACGGGTAATGGAATGTCCTTTCTCAGTTACGAGACCACAACATGATAAGAAACTGTAAGAATTTAATGAATATTCTACACTTTTGCAGACCTACCCTAATCCTCCAGTTCCTGGTACTCTTATATACACTTTTTGATAAAGAGCTTCTCTTATTATCATTGCAACACTTTCTTCACATGCTATTAAAACATCATCGCCAGAAACATAAATTAAGTATTTATCCTTAATTGTGTTTATTGTAGAAAGTGCAAAATGTATATACATATATACTCTAATACTGTTACCAAATGTGGTCCTGGTTGCGTGACCTGAAAATACAGTACCGTGTATAGTACCTTATTCAATTATTCTTTTCATCCATCTAATCTTATAAGGTGTTTTCAAACACAGAATGTATTACTTTAAGTCTCTTTCCATAACAGCATTTATATCTAGACCTCCTTCTCTAAGTATGTATACTACTTGAGACCACATAAGTCTAATAAACTCATTGTCGCAACAATCAATAAGTTCGGCATATTGTGAAGCGTCATGACCAGACGTATCACATGTTATAAAAACGTAATTCTTTGGAATTTCGTTATTGAATTTATGTTACAATTCTCCTTTATTTAATCCATGTACAAAGGAAGGCAGTATAGATTTGAGCATCTAGACTATCACAGAATTAAAAGCTGTCACTAGTAACATTGTTTCTTCTGGCGGGTTCCATATAACTCTAGGTCTGTCTGATAAAAATCCGTCAAATGTTCTACCGACTTCTTTTTATTTTACAACTGCTTCCATTGTCATAGGAAATTTACTGCCATTAAGTAATTTATCATACCCTCGAAGATACGATACCCTTTTCTATGCTGGCAGTCTATTGAGGAATTCTTCAATATTGAAGCTGTATTTGCTTAACTGAGATTAAATCTTCTTGGTCATATTTTTGATTTAATAATTAGCAAAAGCCTAAAATGATTATAGAATTTCAAACTCAGGCTTACTTCTACATCCTCCTTATCTGGCTACGACTGAATATATCAAGTTAATTATGCAGTTAGAATAAGTAACAAGCTTTGCTGGTTTCTTATTTTAACTCACAATTTAACCTGATTACCTCCACTGTTATAACATATTTTTATGTTCACAGTTACAATGTTATAGTAATTAGCCATACAATTCTTCTGATCTCTCGAAAACGGTTTTTCGAGGTTTTACCAGACTCTCTCCATCTGCTAACACGTCTTTATTGAACCTATTCCGTTCTACGTGTATATTAGTAACACAATTATCAGTCAGTTAAATACCTACATAATTTAAGGCCGTTTTGAACAGACTGACTTCGCTCAACATGTTACCCAAGGCACCAACACCTTGTACAGCCTTAGTAGGCCATAACCATTCTCCGATTATACGATATTTCTTAGCAACAAATATAATAAAGAATATTAAGATGAAGTATAGCAAGTAGTAACCATCAAATGGTACTTATGGGTTACTACTACAAGCTAGTAAATACGAAAATACTAAAAATAGAAACATTGCAA